GCCTTTTGAAGTTTCAAAGGCACGTTCGATAAATTGTTTCTCTCTATCACTAACTTTATCGTCGTTCGATTTAACATCAGGTTCATTTACAGCTAATTTAACTGGCGCTTTGAATTCAGACGTGCCAAATACAAATTGATTCAATAAACTAGCAGCAGCACGTAATCCATCGTTCTCACTACGACGAGCTTCTTCAACCATAGCAACAATCGTATGCTTAATTGTGTTTCCCAATACGTGATGATATGCACCCTCGTCTACTTTCGCGAGAGTAGTCATATAATCATCAGCAATTTTCGCGAACGCTTTCGGATTTGATGCTTTAACTGCTTTGAGAATAATTTCGGTATTACCAGTTTCTAAATCTTTCTCAAATGATTCGAGAGTCTGATTATTTTCTATCGCAGTCTTAGCATCTTCAATAGTTGGAAAAATTTCCGTGAACTGTTGCTCACGATAATACGCCTTCTCAAGATATGGGAAATCTTTAAATAGAGTTGGATACTTTTTGAGAATTTCAGCCCGACGAACAGGCGTAGTTAATTCAAGTTGTTCCTCAGTTGGTTCAGTTAATTCTTCTTCTAATAAACTTAATTCGTCGGGTTCATTTTCTTCATCTTCATCGTCTACTTCAGTTTCATCATTGGATTCAGGTTCTTTAATTTCCTTCTCTGGTTTAACTGATTTGTCAGATTTAACTGGCTTATTTAAATCAATTACTTCTGGTTTATCATCATCAGTATTAAGAAAATCAATAATATCTTCTTTCCCCATTCCTTTTGGGGTTCCGACATTAGTAGGAGTTTTATCTCCAATAATACTTGTAGGACTAGTAATTGAATCCGGCGGACTATAATAATTAGTGAGTGACTTGAACATCTGATTCTCCAGTTATGGGTGCTTCTTTTGTATCATTAGGATTGGGCTTTTCAGCATTAGGAGCACCAGCTTGCTGTTGGGCCATACTCATTTGAACTTGCATGAAGTGTAACTTACCATGCAATAACACATTTTGATAACCAGGTTCATTATCAACTTTAACTTGTCTACCAGCGGGACTCACAGCCCATTTACGCACAATTTCAAATTCAATAGCATGATTATCTATAATAGGATCAATATCTACTGAAGGCATAAACGGATTCATCGGATCGCCAGTAGGAATAGGCTCCGACTCTAATAAAAGTTTAATTTCATCATATTGTTTAATTACGTCATCTTCACCTGGAATATGAAAATCAACTAAACCAATGGCCTCATGAATAAGTCTCAGATTCTCAGGCGCATCTAATCCAGTCATATGAAGTAATTCAGGATTACCAGTTGTAATAATTTTCATAATGACATCATTAATTTGTGCCCATGTTAAAGGTAATGATTCATTACTTTCTAATTCAACACGTCCAATTCTACCTTCAAGTTCTGCCATTCTAATGAAAGTGTTAACAAAATTACCATCATTAGTTTTCTCAACATTTCGTTCATCTTCTTTAACTCCCTTAATATACATGGGAATTACTTTACCGAAGATGTTCTTCCACCATGAATTATAAATCTTCCAAGTATTCTGTAATCTCTGTTGAGCCTGCGCGCGACTCATCGAATATTCTGATGCAGTCCCACTACCTCCAGCAGCTTCACCCCCGAATAATGATGGTAATGCTCCAGACACGAGTTGAGCCATTGACTGAATATTATTACTAAATGGCATCACTTCCGGAGATAATGTCGCAGTCTTTAATTCATAAAATCCATCACCTAATGCTTTACCAGATTTAGGAACCGCAGGAAACATTCCACCCGGTAAAACTTCTTGCTGTTGGTAAGCATTTAAATTAACTACAGCAGGATCAACGAATGTCTGACCAATTCCATGCTCAATAGTCTGTAATGTTAAACTGACTAAATCATTCGTGATTTCTTGGATGGAGGTAAGCAACATACCAAGAGGGTCAAAATGAATATGATCAGAAAGAGGATTATAACTGAGAGTCCAGTAATCGTCCAGAGATTCGTTCCTGGCTTCAGCGAATTCATCATTTGCAAAAACAACGCAGCATCCATCTGGATATGCTTTCTTTAATTTATCTACGTCTGCTTTGTCATTTAAGAAATTGAATGATGCCGGCCTTAACCAACAATGTTTCTCAGTGATAACATTGATTGGATATTCACCGCCGTATTGTGGACTTAATCGACCCCACTGATCATATTGATCGTATGCACCAGCAGTTTGTCCGCCCTTTAATTTACTAATTAAATTAACATTACCGTGTAAGTCTTGATACTTTTCAACTGTATTTACATAATTAGTTTCAAAAGAGAATAATAAATAGGGACAATCTTTCTGTGTCTTTGCATAGTTGGGGACTTTAATATGCAGTCCGCCATATACTTCCATACATACACGGGATTTCATTTTGGTCGTTGTTCCGACTAAGCGGGTAACAACAAATTTTTCCCGTGTAATTTGGGGGTCCATCATCTGCATACATGCAGGACAAAGTTCCCCACCTTGATTCAATAATTCATTGTGAAGTGGAACATCGGCATTGTCAGGCATGAATTCATCTAATTCATCTGCCTGACTAATTTGATTAACATTACCAGTGTCAGATGGCTGCTGAACAGGACTAATTAGTCCCTGTTCACCCATCGATGGACCCATATTTTGTTGCAATGATGGGTCAGAAGATGCTTCAATACCAGGGGGTAAAGTTAAATCATCTAATACGTGTCCACACGAACTGCATAATGTAAGCTGATGATCTTCCTCAACTTCATCATGACTCTTCTCTTTATACGTTCCAAAAGCCTTATCTTCTTTTGGATACGTATAACACGCTGTCATTCCTTCAGTACAATAAATGAATAAAGCGTGAAGCCATAATAAACCGACATCATTATGCCGATAGACTAATTGAGCTATTTTGTCTCCGGCTTTCGCAGTTGCTATGTCTAATGTATTATCTGCATCATCCGGGAAACATTTAATTGGCGGAACTGTAACCGAAAGAGCCGCAATGATTGATTCCAGATAAGCGCGATAGACATTAATAGGCTTATCATATGCAGCTTGGTCCGATTCCTGATCTATTTGCTGATCGTATACACGCCAATCATGCGCAACTTCATCCCACCAAATTCTACTAAATCCCTCCCAAAGTAATTTCAGTCGACGCCATGTTCGTATTTGACTTTCGCGCACAGCTTTATCCTCAAGTGTGCATTCGTCAACTACGGTTTTCAGCAATCGCTGAATATCTTCGGATGGCTTTTTCATTAACTTAATTCAATTATTCAGACTTAGAACGAATTTTCTTTAAGGCTTCGGCAAACTTACTTTGTTTACTTGTTTTCTTAGAATCTTTCTTATTATCTTTAGACTTACCCTTACCAAATCCCTTAGATGGACCTAAATCAAGAGGCATCTTTAATACCTAAATCTTTCTCTAATTCCTCAGTAACTAACTTTGATTTATCTTCCGTAGCCATTTCTTTTTCTCTAGTTCGTAATACTTTAGCCGCTTCCCTAGATTCAGTTTCTAAAAACTGTCTCCGCGCAGCCCATGATAAATGTTTAACTAATGGTTTGTATTCTTCCTCTGATGCAGGAGCAGGAAGTTCTACATCCTTATGTAAAAGTAAATTCAATAACTTATCATTCTCAAATCTTAATCTCTCATTTTCGCGAGTTAAGATGTCACACGAATTACAAACTTTACTTTCGCGTCTTTCATCGATACAATGTTCACAGTGCGGATTGAGTAAATGATGAATCCACTTAATCATAATGTGGCTCCGACCCGCTTACCATCGGTAGTTACATGGGCAGATAGATCATCCTGAACATTTGGATAATAGATATTAGTTGGACCAATTTTAGCTTGCGGTTGAGTGGAAGTAATAGGTTTAATTTGCATTGCATTACATTGGAAATTAGGATTCATTCCTAATCCAGTCGGACGCAATCCATATGTTCCATGCATTGCAATATTATTTGTAATTCGTAAGTTCTCGGCTAATGAATCATACAATTCAACGAATGAATGCCGATTATCGAATACCGTATTGTGATTGAATAAGACATCAATCGGCCCATCGCTAACAGTAAAAGCGCGACCGTCTGGTTCGCCATTCATTAACTGGAATAAATTATTTTGAATGATAATCTTTCGCATTACCCCTGATAGATTACCACCATCATTCTTCCCAATTAAACTACAATAGGTTCCGACATTTTCAACAGTATTTAATTCAACCAGAATATTTTCACATCGCGCGTTCGGATTCGTATTATCCTGATTAGCAGATTTCAGTATAATAGCTGGAGCATTGCCCCACGATTGTTTCCAATTACCAATGAGATGATTACGACGAAATGTAACATTGATAGCATTCTTTAATTCAAAAAGTGCTTTCATATTATAATTAAGAGTCTTCCATTCAATTCGTTTATTTAAATAATTATTCTCAATTAAAATATCGCGAGGATACATATCTTCGTTAGCGGCATCATTACCGCCATACATAATATTCTCGCCCGCCGCTTCTAATACCGAATTGCGAATGATATGATTCTGACTTCCGTTCCAACCAAGAATAGCCTGCGAATCAGTCCCTAATGCTTTATAATTACTGAACGCACAGCCATCAACAACTAAATTTTTACAATTAGCTGCAATACCGCGCCGACCCGGCCCGATGAAATTAATATTATTAAACATGAATCCGGAGGGGACTTCATCTAACGATTTCATTCCACTTCTATCAGCTCCTAGATTTACATGATTAGTAACTTTGGAATTAATAAAAGATAAATTATTAAATGCAATATTACCCGTATTAATACCGGCATTGAATCCCTGAATACCAACAGCCATCGCATTTAATTTAATACCATTTATAATAATTAATTTATCTTTAGATTTTAAATTCAACATTCCATCATAGTTTCCTTCACTTAAATTAATAGTTCCACCCGTTGAACCTAATGAATCCAACGCCGCTTGAAAATTATCACCGGGTTTAAGATTTAAAATATTAGTAGATGGAAATAGTTTATCAACTTCATTTAAACTCTGACCCAATTGTTGATAATCAGCGATTAATTTATCAATTAAATCTCGGCTCATTATTTTCCTTCTAACTTTTCAATCCAGTCTTTCGGCAACATCTCTCGCATTAATCCGATACTAATGATCGCTAATTCACGAACCGTTTGTTCATGATGTGTTAATAATTGGGTAGCAATTTCCCACATCTGTTCCCAATAGATTCGCTTAGGTTCGGTTACATCCATCATTAATCTTCATTTTGAATATTACGATTGAACCCAATTTTTCGAAAGAAATAGCTTCCATCATTACAACCATCATAGATTTTAATTTTCGGAATTATATATTCATCTTCATCTACTGATGGAATATATATTTTATTAGATTCAATTGAATTGTCTTCAATTAATTTAATATATTTAATCATCAGTGTCTTCTATGAAACCGACTGACACCTTGATTCATCCCACCATTATTAGACTCAATTTGTCGCATATTACGATAATATGCTGTCCAATCTTGGGTATTATTAAGTCTCTCTAACATGTGAGCCTGTTTCTGAATTTTAGCGAATTCATCAACAGCTTCTACGAAATATCGTTCAGCAGAATCACATGCGTAACGAATATCGTCGTATGGATCATCACCTTCGAATTCTGCTACGTCTTCAGCAGGTTTATTATTTCGTGGCTTATCATAATTACAAGCCTTAATTGAATCGATCATTACCGGACAGCAGTTAGGATGTCCATCATGATTATCTTCATTGCAGCAAAATATTTGTAACTTAGGAATATCCCCTTCCTCAATAGGAGGCTCGAACATTGCTAAGTAAATTTTATATTCAATTAATCCTTTATTACGTAGAATCCATCTAGCTCGTTCGTCGTCGTATGTCGGCATCTCAGATATTGGTACGACTGGTTTCTTCTTCCATCTCATATATTCATGTAATAACATTTTGCCTGCGACTCTACTGCCAGGCGTATTAGTTGATAATTCAATTGGCATATCTAATGCCTCTTCAATTTGTTGTTGAATAGTATGCTCTTGTCCTCTATCTTGACCCGCCGAACGACAGAACTTAACCACTTTTGGATTCTCTTGTCCAATGAATCCCTTAACTATAGGTGCCCAATCAGCAATTTTAGTTTTTAACCAATTTAATTCACGATACAGATATAATCTCTTAGAAGGAGATATTGCATAGAATCCGATATATGTCATTGCAGCGAATCCCCAATCACCGATTACCATTTTCGGCCACCATGATGGAATCGCGAAAGGTGCTATGACATGTAATGCATTCTCCGGCTCGTCAGGATAATGCTTATCACGAAATTCATCAAATACCTGACCTAAATAAGCTGACCAGTCTCCATATTTCTTAGCTTTTTTCTCTGCTTCAGGCCGTCCGTCTAA